CTGCCACATTTGAGGTTTGCCCCAGGTTTCGCTCACGGTCCTCTGGCAGAGAACAAGGCTAGAGTCCCTCAGGAGTTCTGGGAGTCTGACCCCAACGACCTCGTCCAGAAATTCAATGATGGAAAAATCCCCATCCTCGTAGGGACTAGTTGTATTTCGACTGGTACCGATATCAAAGCCGTCAAGTTCTTGATTTACCTCAAGGGCGGCAAGTCAGAAATCGAAGTCAAGCAAGGCATTGGCAGAGGAACCCGCCTTGTACCCGGGAAGACAGTCTGTCATGTAATAGACTACTGGGTCAAAAGTCCCACTGCGGAGCTACTCAAGAACGACGGTAAATGGTGGACTGTCGGGGCCCACGCCAAAGAGCGCAAGGCAATCTACAATGACCTCTATGGTCCCGTCATCGAAGAAGGTGACATTTGATGGTGTGGTACAATGAGACCTCAAGAAAACGAGGCTCGAATGGATACAGGCTACCGTCAATTTTGCGTCAGACTAGAAGAGCTGCTGAATAAGCACGATAGCACCATAGACCCATCTGAAGACCTACTGGACCGCCAGCGTCGCCAGCTCATGCACTTGATGGAGCTGGAGGCCGAATACCGCGACTCTCTCCCCATCGAAGTCTTTGAAGACTTCATCACATACATAACCATCGAACGCCGCAACATTCTAGCCGCCCGCCCATTTTTCCGAGAACGCTCTGACATTTTCGTAGCTCATCTAAGCGATGCCTTCAAGACTCGTAACGCAAGCACAATCCGACAATTTCGCCTCAACTGGTCATTTGTAAAATGGGTCACCCGTACCCACCCAATCCCCGGCCGCAAGAAGCTCGCACGTATCATTTCCAAACAACGAACTGAAATCCTCGAGCAAAACCTACCCTTCGCTATTTCCCAAGCACGCCAGTTCTGGAATTCAACTCCCCGCAGCCATTTGACCTTCATGGATATTCTTCAAATACAATGCCAAGGACTACTTTTAGCCATTGACAAGTTCGTAGGTCCCGACGAATCGACCATGTCACACAAAGATGCCATGCATGCCTGGAAGTCCTTCCGTGCCGTGGCTATAGGAATTATGAGACGAGACAGGTGCAACGCGTATTCGATTGACGAAGATGTAATCTTAATTACATGCGACCAACAACAGAAGAAAATCAAGGATTTCATACCTGGCGACTCTATCTTTGGGGTCGATTCTCAGGGGCAGACTATCGAGACTCAAGTAGTAGCATTACACGACCACGGTATGTTGGAAGGCTACGAGGTGGTTTTCGACGATGGGTACAAGATCGTTTGTTCCCAGGACCACAAGTTCTTGGCGCTCAATGGTATGGTAGCCCTCAAGGACCTAGGCCCGTTGGGGGTGCTTTGTGAGCCCGCCATCCAAGACAGGTGGATGGCGACGTCCTTGCGGACTGACGCTTCCGACACGAAAAGGTGCGATAGCTCACAGCATGGCGTGTCCAGAGTGTCTGCGGTTAGCGACTCAAGCCCGGAGTCTGAGATCTCTGCTCTCTGTGCATCGCCGTCCAGAAGGTTGGAAGACGCAGTGCGGAGCAATATTTCCGTCTCGGGAGAAACAAGAAGTACATCACAAAGAATGCCCTGTGTGTATAGAACTCATTCGGAGCAATTACTGGTTTCTGGAAGGATTTCAACGCTGGCAGAAGGGGCATCAACAGGAAGTTTTGGAACACATCAAGTCGGTCAGAGAAAAGTATTGGCAGGAATTGGAGGCGGACCCGGAGAGACAACGCAAGGATATCGAAGCCCGAGTGGCTGGAACAGTCAAGTGGCGAAAGGACCACCCCCAACAATTCCAGGAGAATATGGAGAAGGCCAGGAGCAAAAAGAAAGTATCCAAAATGGAAACGGGAGTACGGAAGGTTCTGGGATGGCCATCGGCACAGATTCGCTGCGGTCAAGAGCGCAAGCAAGTAGACCTTGTGAGTCCAGACCACAAGATATGGATAGAAGTCGATGGGGGGTTCCATTTTGTCGAGTTTCCGACGAAGAGAGCCAAGAAGGCACCCCTGACGACGATTCAGTTTCGCGATGCCATCCTGAACATAGAAGCTCTCAGGCGTCAGGATGTGATGTTGATTCGTCTGGATGGGAGTTGCTTTTGCGGCAAGGAACGCAGGTTGATATCAAAGTGGCTAGCTTGGCTGACAGCTATGCTCCGCTCACCTCGACCGGGAGTTTGGTGTTGCGGAAAGTCGTACGAATCAGCCCCGTGGGCCTCAAGCACATGTACGATCTTGAGGTCTCCCACCCCAAACATAACTTCATCCTGCCCAACGGAGTGATAACTAGCAATAGTGAAACTGTACTTCACCTGTTCCCATCCGACAAATTGAAGATATATCGAGCCAACAAGCTACTTCGCCGCAACAGTGGTGAAATCGACTACGACAAACTAGCTACCGACATCAACGCACACATCGACAATCCCAAAATCACTACCGACCGAAACGAAATCCAAGACCTACTGGCCGCCGCCTCTACTGTATCTGCTGATTTCTGTCCGGACCCCGAAGGCGACCCAATCGTCGACACCCACCCAGACAGCGCGGATTCGCGTCCAGATGCTATGTGTGAGGGTTCGGAGTCTCTACGGGTGATGTATAAGGCGATTGCCACTTTGGGCTTGCGAGATAGGAAGCTGCTGAAGATGAAAGGGGTACATGCTGTATGACACCTACTCAAGTTAGAAATCTAGGCGCTGCCCTAGAGAATACGGGTGCGAATCTGCCGGGCGTTGTTGATGACTGGAAAACTATCGACAGGGACCAGCAAGTCTTTTATGCGGACAGTCTGCAGGAACTTGCTGCCAACCTAGAGGAGCTGGCGCGTTGTTGGCTTGCCAATCTCAACCCGGAGGACAAACAATGAAAACCACTAAAGGCCGAGTCGCCACAACCCAATTCCCAGACCAATCAGTAAAGACATCGGCCGTAGGTACAGGAGCGGTCAAGGTGGGGCTGATTTTTAATCAGGCCAGTCTTGCCAAGCTGACCGTGGTCCTCGAGACCGAAGACGGCCGGTTCCGCGAGGGGGACTACATCTTCGTGCCGTCAAAGCAATACACGGCTGGCTGGGCAAAGGAACTCTTGACGGTAGGCGAGAAGTCCTTTATCCTGTGCCCCGAAGACCAAATCATGGCCTTTGAACGGCCAGTACCGGCCTCAAGGCCCAGCCCTATTCCTGTAGGGCTCTATATTCTAGGAGATAAGTAAATGTCAGAATCAAACAAGCAAGTCCTAGCAGTTATCGGAATCTGCGTCTTTGGCATTGCCGAGGCGCTATTGGTCATCACTCTAATCGCTCTGGTCTGCCGGTGAAAATCACGGTAACCCACACCACCCATGGCTGTGAGTGTGGGTGTTGTGGCCACGCAATAGAGGTCTATCCAGACGACACGGATGACCGGTGTTACCACTGCTTTGAATTCGACCACGCCAACAACGGACAAGACTTGCGAGAGTTCGCCCAACATCTCGTGGAAGACTTCTTGCGTTACAACCATCCAGAGCTACTCAAAGACGTGGACTGGTCTGCCATGGAAGTGGATGCCGTAGATTTCGATAGGTGTAGCCTATGAAGCTGCTTTTGGTCGGGGACCCGCACGTCACAGTCGAGGAAATACCTGACTGCCAGGCCCTCCTGGACTTGGTCTTAGGCACGGCCAGACAGCATCACCCAGACTACGTGGTTTTTCTAGGCGACCTCCACCATGGCCACGCCGTAGTGAGGGTCGAGGTCATGGATTTCTGGAAACGGAACCTGGCTGTGTTGGGGCAAGATGGCCAGAAATCCATTCTACTTGTGGGAAATCACGATAGGCCCAATAATGTCAACCTCAAGATGGATGCCCTGGTGTACGAATCGCCTACCACCCATGTTGTCTCGGAGCCAGAAGCAATAGGTGACGTCCGGTTCGTCCCCTGGACGCCCAGCAACGAAGAGTTTGTCGCAGCTTGTGGCGACGCCAAGGTGATTTTCGCACACCAGGAATTTAAAGGCGGCCAGTTCGACAATGGCATGTTCATCCCCAACGGTGTCGACCCGGACTCTATTCCAGCCACAGCTATTGTCTCGGGACATATCCACAAACCTGCCATGTTCGGCACGGTATGGTACCCTGGGAGCCCGAGATGGCGAACGGCTTCGGACGCCAACGTAGACAGAGCTATTTGGCTAGTGGAAGTCCAAGACGGTCAAGTTTCTGACAGCGGTCCAGGCCTAGGACCCATCTCTACTCGTGGGGTTTGCCGGGCTCTGTACCACATCGAAGACATCGAAGGAAATCCCGCCCAGGAAACTTTTCCTGTCCAGGAACCAGCCCGCGTCACCGTGAACGTCCGGGGCGGCGCCGAGTACGTCAATACCCGCAAGGCCTTCTGGGCGGCCCAAGGAGCTTCCGTCGCGACGTTCCCCACCCAAGAGACGGTGCGGGACGTACGAGAGTCTGACGGCCTTCCTAGGGCCCTCCAGAAGCATATCGCCCAGTACAAGCCAAAGTACGGCACGCCTGTAGAGGTTTTGACAAAGATGGTCAACGAAAGGATTTCGATATGAGCGTCGACTTCCAGAACCGCATACATAGCTGGTCGGCCTACTTTGAGGAGAAGATGTCATGAATGATATGAAGATTGAGAATCTAGATGCCAAGATGGAAGTAGTTACTTTCGAATTTGAGGACCAGCCAGAGGGGGACGGCAGTTCGCTTCACGAGCGCCGCATCGAAGTCAATGACGTCAACGAAAAGGGCATTTTCTTCATGTGCCACGACGACGACAACAATCCGTGCCATGTCGTCTTCAGTGCCGCAGACGCACGACACTTAGCAGCAGAGTTGCTTGAGGCCGCAGACGACCTAGACAACATCAACACTCAACCTCACTACATCAGCGAGGCAAGCACACTTGCCAGAGAATATCTAGCGAAAGTCCTCACCCAAGACGACTCGGAGTGCCGCGATGAGTGACACAGTTTCGTCCAAACCGATTCTTGACGCTCTGGCCGCCAGAGGTTTCGGCAAGCAAGCTCCTGACTCCAGGTTCGCCGAGTTCGACGCAGCACGTCAGCTAAGCGCGGTGTCTAATTGCATATACGAGCCGCAAATCATCGCCCTCAAGCGCAACACCATGCTCATTACCGATTCCAACAAAATCGGGATGTCGATAGACACCGACGCGAAGAAGCTGGTCTACACGCACGGCCCTCCAATCGAATACAAGCGAACGCCCGTCCAAATCCAAGAGATGATGGAGCAGATGGCGGCTCAGGTTCTGGGTAAGGGCTGGACTGTGGTCTCGGGTCAAAAGTCAAGTGTGGTAGAATCGAAGCATGGCTCTCGAAACAAAACTCGCAAACCTAGTCAAACCAAGAAGCCTCGACGAAAAGCTCGCCGCCCTAACAGATGAGGAGCGCGACGCCTACAACAACTCCCTCAAGAATCCGCCACTATCTCCTAATGCCGCAATGCAATATTGCCGGCTATTCATTCAGGGGTACACCACGGCAGAAATAGCGCGTCAGAACCCTAGTTTGGGTCTGATGGGTCCAGGGCTGATGGTCAGGGCTCGTGTTGAATTCGATTGGGACGCGCAGCGAGACGCATACATCAATTCTTTGATGTCCTCTGCCAGGCGAGGCTGTGAAAAAACCACACTAGAAGCCATCCAGCTTATGTCGGATGGGATGGCCGCATACCATTTGTTGGTCGGAGAGAAGTTCCGCACTTTCCTCCGAACTGGGAACCCTGACGACCTGGGCGAGTGGAAGGACACGTTTAGCTTTGAAAAATACAGAAAAATGTTGGACACTCTTCAGGCTTTGACTGGCCAAGTACAAGCCGCAGCCAAACAGTCTCCAACCTTCGCTGAAGCGACGCCAGCGCCAGGACCTACACAAACGATTGAAGGGCAAAGCCTTCCAAAACTCGTGGCAAACCAGCCAGTCTCCCCAAAAGACGCAGCTACAATGCTCGAGTTCCTTTTGAAGGATGAAAAGAAATGAGCATCTCAGTAGCCGACAGACGAAAGTTGCTCTTCACTCCATGCACGACCAGACAGCATTTTCAAACCTGGATTCGTATGTTCATGGAAAACTCCATGGGCCAGGTCGACTTGCCGGACTGTACTGTGTCTGAAGAGTCCAATTCCAATCCTTTGGAGAACATCTGGTCCGTATACGATAGGGTCCTTCGGAACGACCTAGTAGGTTTCAGTCGTACAATTAACTACGCCGGACGTGGGTCTTATAAGACCCTGGGGGCCGCTGTACTCGAGGTGATGGTTCTATTACACACACCCCGTAACGTAGCTCACATGGCTGCACAGTCTGCCCAATCGCAATACGCCGCAGCCTACGTGAAGGATTTCTTCCAGGGCGAAATATTGCGTGATTTCGTCGTCGAACAAAACACCACCGGATTGAAGATAATACGGTTCATACATCACACCACGGGTGAGGTACTTACCCTCAAAGAGTTCACCGAACGGGGTGAGTCTGAAACCAATTATACAAGATATGGCAATTTCTTGCGTTTGATTATATGTACTATGGCCGGCGCCAATAGTACGCACGTAGAGTTCATGTGCGTAGACGGAGACACGAAGATTTTGGCCAAATACACAGACAACGGGACTGGGTCCAATAGAAAGAGGCGCGCCCGTACCGCCAGGGGCCTGTATCGAGAGCTAGCTGGAATGAGTCACGGAGGGCGTGGGGATGTGGCCGGCTCGGAGCCGTCAATCGTAGAGATACCGTCCGGTTTAGTGGAAGTCGCATCTTATGATTGGCAGACAGGAGCTATGGAGTTCCAGCCCTTAGCCGGTGGAGTGCGCCGCACAGAGGAGTGCGTAGAGGTGAGCAGAGAAGGCGGGAGACTCGTCTGTAGTTCGTCCCACCTGGTGTGGACTAAGCGGGGATTCGTATCGGCGCAAGACCTCAAAGCAACTGATGTGGTACTTGTGATGAATAAAGCTAAGACAGAAAGCAAAAGAGCTGCCGGACGCCCTGTGCCAAGCCCTATCTCAACTATTGCTCCATCTACCGGAGAGTGGGATTATTGGGAACAGATAGTTTTGGGCAGTTTGATGGGAGACTGTGGAATATACAAAAAAATAAGCAACAATCCTTATCTAAGAGAGCAGCACTGCGTAGAGCAGAGGGGGTATTTGGATTGGAAGTGGAACGTCATATCCCAAAGGATAAGGACCCATCCGACCACAGCCACGAGTGGCTTTACTGGCGCAGAAATGCCAGCGTACCAATCTGGTTGCTCCCCTCTTCTTTTGCCGTACAAAGACATACGCACATCTCTGGATGGAATCGAGCGACTTGAAGCTCCCGGTTTGGCGATTTGGTATCAGGACGACGGCTGTGCTGGTAATTCCTTTCGTATCTCCACCGAGGGTTTTACTCATGAGCAGAATTACAAGATATCAGAATTCTTAAGTAGAAAGTTCCACATCGAAACGACGGTGTCTAGTTACGAGAGAGACGGTAGTGTTTACTATTACATACACGGAGGAGTAGAGGCTAAACGCCGACTCGTCGAACTCTGTTCCGAATGGATACACCCATCTATGGCTTACAAGTTTGACTTGTCTGCGAATACTGGAATATGTATTCATTGTGGAGCCGAGTTCTGGTTCTACCAGCAAGGCACAGGAAGCAAGACGTGTGGCAGTCCATTGTGTCGGCACCTACAAATGGGGACTTTGAAATACGCCAATGTTCTCGGTGTCAAGAGCGTTGGTCCAAAAGTAGTGTACGACTTTGTCGTACAGAAAAACCACAATTTCTGGACGAACGGCATTTTGTCTAAAAATTGCGTAGACGAAGTTGACGTTATACCAACGCAATATATTCCGGCATACTACCAAGCCCAGAACATCCCAGACCCTCGTGAGGGAATGCTTCCGTTGACCATGCTGACGTCTACGCGCAAGCTCCGCACCGGCCTTGTGCAGAAAGAGCTAGACGAAGCAGAGCGCACTAACCTACACGTTAGGCACTGGAACGTCATTGACGTAACTCAGGCTTGTTCTGCCGACCGGCACCACCCAGAACTTCCAAAGCAGAAGTACTACGTAAACGACGACCTAGTCAAGCACATTACCTCAGAAGAATACGAAGTAATGAACCCTGGGCAACAAAAGGCTTGGTATTGCGTTGAAGGGTTCGAGGGTTGCCGTGGATGCAGGATTTTCCCGGCATGTAAGTCCAGGCTGGCGACACATCAGACCTCGACTTCCAAGCTACTGAAGCCAATCACATGGGTATTGGAAAAATTCCAGAACGCCCCCACACCCGAATTCATATCGACAGAATACCTCTGCCGCAAGGCGATGGCCACCGGTCTGGTCTATTCACGTATCACCCGTGACAAGCATTGGAAGTCTGCGGCAGAGATGGCCTTGCTGATAACTGGAGATGAATATCCAGCCGACATGGGGAAGGCAGCCCTAATCGCCCTACTGAAACAAAAGGGAGCCGTCTTTTGTACTGGCATGGACTTCGGTTTCAGCCACAACTTCGCTACCGTCACTTTCGCCATTTTCGGGCAGTACGTGTTTGTGCTGGACTGCTTCGCTCAGGCAGGCCTGCAGTTGGACGAACAGACAGCTAGCTGCGAGTACCTCAAGACCGTTTACGACAACCCAGTCATCTACCCTGACCCAGCCTACCCAGCATCCATCAAGACCTTCCGTACGCGAGGGTTCAAGGCCCGCGATTGGGAGAAGAAGCCCTTTTCTGTAAAGGCAGGCATCGAAATCGTTCGCTCTCTCTTGTGGTCTGGTTCTGGTCTGGTTCGCATGATGTTTTTAAAGGGCGACTCTGGGGTGGAATTTCTGCTGATTAGAGCCGAGAAATATAAATACAAGGTGGACGCTACCGGTACACCGACAGAAGAACCCGACGAAAAAGACGACGACGAATTGGACGCTCTGCGCTACGGAATCATGAACGCGCTCGGGTCTGAAGGAGCACTCAAAGAAAAGAAGTCGGCCATCGTACGTGAATCGAACGCGGCGGCGCCACTTACGTCTCAGGCAGCGGCCCAACAGGCATCCGTGGCCCAACCAGGCATCCAGCAGCAATGGTTGGTCAATGAAATCCGCTCGCTGACGGGCCAACAGACACAGGTGAAGGATGGGGTCGTGAGTACTGGCTCCATAAAGAAGAATAGATTTATCTTTGATGTTTAGCCAAGTGGCAGCCATTCGTGGCTAATTGGCCAGTGGTTTTCAATACTGTAATCTTTGGTCAGAGGTATTAAATGGACGCTAGCTTCAATATTACTTACAAGCTGCTTGCTTTTGCTGACCCACAGCTCACGAGCGACCCGCGTCTTAAGCACGTTGACTGGACGCGTAACGTCAGCGGCATCCCCGTACGCAATCCCTCAGGGCCAGGGTATACTATTGCCCCCGGAGCAACCGTCAATATCTTCAGTGGCGTCAGCCCAACCACGCTAGACGGCACCACGACCTTTAGCCTTTCTCTTCTGCCCGTTGAAGGGGCCAGTCGGTACCGCTTCACTTGGACCGGTGGCACCAACCCAACCCTACGTACGCCCCGCAACCTGACCCCTACCGGCATCGCTCTTACATTCACAGTCAACGCCAACGCTACCGTCAGCGTCAGTTCTGCTTCGCCTGTCTTTGCTGGCGTCGTAGCTGGAGACGGAGTCTTCATTCCCCACACGACCACTGGTGATGCCCCGAACCTCATTTCCGTCCTCAACGCTGGGTACTGGGTAGTCCTTGGCGTAACCGACACCCAAAACATCACGCTGGTCCGCCCGACAGGCCAAGAATTCGAAGCTGTGGGGGAAACTGTTACCCCCGCCTCCAACAGCCAATTCCGAGCCTACAGCGATGCTGGGGTGCAAGTAGACGACTCCGTAGACATCTCTCTCGGCTTCGCTCCTACTGTCCAGACTACCTTCGACGTAGCTTCAGTCACTGATGCCTTCTTTGAAGTGGTCAGCACCGAACCCCTACCGAACCAAACGGGCATTCTCCCCACAGCAGCAGGTATGGTCTTCTACAACGCCCTCAAGCAATTCGTTTACATCGAGACCAGCCAAGAAATCGTCGTGCGCGTCAACGGAGATACAGGCAACTTCCAGCGCGTACAGCCAATCGACTCGTCAGACCAAATGAAGCCTGGCCCGTATATGCGCTGGGGCCCGACCTGGAGCCTTTCGCTCTACAACCGTTCGGCCGCTACAGCTAACGTAACTATCATCTCTTTCGAGTAAGCCCATGGCCCAAAAATCCGGCATCACCCTAGAGCTAACACCGTTCAAGCAAGAGCTATTACAGAACCTTGTTGGCGAGGGTTTGTCCAAAGCTCAAGTTTCCAAGAATGGCCGCAAAATGTCGCTGGAATTTGCCGACCCGGTCGGCGGGACTCTAACCAAAGAGCAAATTGCTCGGCACGACGAAGCCATGGCTGCCCAAAGCCCATTGGTCAAATCAGTCCTCAACGTGCTGAATGGTCCGGGCGATTCTATCGAACGTCTCGCCTTCGAAGTACAGCCCTCGATGCAGAACCAGTTCCAGGGCTTGTGGAAGATGAAGATGCGTCTGTTGCCAGACGACATTCTCAAACGCATAGCCATCCAGGACTCACTAATCGCCGCAATCGCCAACACCCGGTCGAACCAAATAGCCGCCTTCGGCCGCCCGCAACCAGACCGATTCAGCACAGGCTTCCGAATCGAACCTGAACCACACTACACAGAAAAGCTCGACGCCAAGAAGAAGGAAGAAATTCAAAAACGCGTGTCGGAAGTCGAAGCTCTTTTCATGACGTGTGGGGAAACTACCGGCTGGGAAGACCAAGAGGCACTAAACCTTTCCCAATACCTTTTCCAATCTGCACGCAATGCCGTCATCGTTGGACGCATCGCGACTGAAATGATTTGGATTGACAAAGACGGCAAGCGAGTATTCCATGCGTTCCGGCCTATCGATGCCGGCACAATCTACAAGGCCGCACCCCAAAAGGAAACAGCCGAAGCTGTGCGCCGCAACGCACTGCACATGATTGAGTCCTTGAAGAACAAAGACCTGGAGCCTGAACGCTTCCAGAATGAATCCTATTCGTGGGTACAAGTGGTAGATGGTAGGCCCGTACAGGCTTTCGGGTCCGATGAATGTGTTTGTCACAACTTCTATCCGGTGCCTGATGTGGAGCTGGATGGGTACCCTGTTACGCCTATCGACACCATTATCGCCGACGTTACGATGCACATCAACATCGTAACCCACAACAAGCTCTATTTCGAGTCGGGGCGCGCGGCTCGGGGTATGATTGTTATTCAGTCGGAAGACGTCGACGAAAATGTCGTCGGGTTCGTTCGACAGCAATTCAACGCCAACATCAACTCAGTTGGCAAGTCTTGGCGCATGCCGATTTTCGGCATTGGGCCGAAGGACCAAATCAACTGGATGCCGATTGACAACTCGTCTCGTGACATGGAATTCCAATACCTCTCTGACACGAACTCGCGGGTCATTTTGTCTGCGTTTCAGATGAGCCCAGAAGAGCTTCCTGGCTACGCTCACCTCAGCCGAGGCACCAACAGTCAGGCGTTGAGTGAATCTAATAGCGAGTATAAGCTCGAAGCCCACAGAGATGTAGGTATACGCCCACTCCTAGCACAATTCCAGAACTTCCTCAATGCGAAAATTCTCCCTCTGCTGGCTCCCGACTTAGCGAAGTTTTGCTCAATCAAGTTTGTAGGTCTAGACGCAGATACTGCCGAAAAGGAATCTACTCGTCTCCAACAGGACGCTGCTGTACATATGACGCAGGACGACATAATGGAAAAGGTCGAAAAACGGCCAGTCGGAAAGCGTTACGGGGGTCAGTATCTACTCAGCCCACAGTGGCAAGCTATCGTCGAGAAGTATTTGATGGTTGGCGATATATTAGAGCACTTCTTTGGCATTGAAGGGGCCAGTCAAGACCCCAAATACCAATACATACGCGACCCCTTCTGGTTCCAGAATGTGCAACTGCAGCAAGAAGCCCAACAAATGCAACAGCAAGCTCAAGCACAAGCCCAGCAGCCTCAACAAGACCCGAACGCACAGCCAGACCAACAACCAACCGACCTGACGCGTTCTATCGACCAACTGTCAGGACTGTTGACAAAGAGCGAAGCTAAGCTCCCTTGGTCGAAACGGACCCTCATCGCCCACCAGCGCAAACTCGTAGAAAAGGTCCTGGCCGGCTTCGAAGAAGACGCAGAAGACGCAACTAAGGAAATCGTCAAAATAGCCCAAGAGCACTTGCCTTCTTCGTTGAAAGAGTGATAAGATTCTTTGGTGATTCCGAAGAATATCATCTATGGCTTGTTTGACCCACGTAACGGAGAGCTTCGTTACGTAGGCAAGAGTACGACAGGAATGAGACGACCGAACGCTCATTGTATGCCTTCCGGCCGGAAGGGGCACACTTGGAATGCGCGTTGGCTAGCCGAGCTATGGACTCACGGACTTAAGCCAGAAATCTCCGTTCTAGAAGAACACACTTGTTCGGAGAACCTACCAGACGCCGAACAATTCTTCATCGCTTATTTTCGCAGTTTGGGCTGTAGGTTGACCAATCTGACGAAGGGCGGGGAAGGAGCCTTGGGCGCGGTTCGTTCTAGAGAGAACAGGATAGCTCAATCGCGCCGCCTAGGAGGTAGACCTGTATTCGGGTCTGACGGTAGAAGGTGGGACACTATGGCCGATTGCGCCAAGGAATTGGGCGTAACCTACATGTCCGTGTCTGCCGCCATACATGGAGCCAACCCAAGTGTAGCTGGGATTGCGGTAAGCTTCGATGCGGTTCCGCCAGAACCCTCCCTTCGAAAAGTGCGAGCCGACGCCATTCTGGCCGCTTATTTGAACGGCGACAATATATCATCCATCGCCCAACGAGAAGGGACTACTTATGTGGCTATTTCCAGTATGTTGTCAGGTAAAGGCGTTCTTCGCGGTTGGGATACCAACGCTAGGGAGCGTTTTTCTGTACAGAGGGGCGGTCGACCTTTTGTAGACCAAAACGGGGCCGTCTACAAGACACAACGGGAAGCTGCTAGAGCTTTGGGGTTAGACTCCGGCGCCCTTAATAGGGTACTTCATGGAACTCTCAAGCAAACCCACGGCTACATCTTCAGATATCTTGACCTTCCTTCTGAGTCTTGATATCGTCACTCCATGTTCGACCACTTCGGCAACGACATCGTAGAATTTCACCGTCGCTACGAGCCTCTCCCTCCGGGATACAAAATCGTCCAACTTGACTCAGGACACTATTTGTGGGTCCTGGAGGGTGTCCACAAGGACACCGAAGGTTTCATGTCGTGGGACAAGTGGTGGGTGCGTCGGTGTGCATTTGCTCACCATGCAGCTAGCTTGACGCCAGAGATTTAGGGTGATACCTTAGGGTCTATGGACATCTTCTTGCCGTTCCAAAGCGACACTATTTCTGTAGTCGAAGACTCGTCGATACCAAAAATGCTCGCGTCATATGAATTCTCCGGAAAGCCGGGAATGTCTTTTGGTGTGCCGCGCTCCTTGGCAGACATCGAAAACGTGGCCAAACTTAACCCCGGCAAGATTCTTCATCGCATCTCGATGCATCCAGACAATTTTGCCGTTTTGGCCCCGACCTTGCTCAACTACCAGTTTGGGTCAAAAGCAAATTACCCCGCAGCTTCGGTGCCCCTGCCCACCCCCAAGTTTCAAGTTGGCGACGACGTCGTTTTCATTGGGACCAATAAGCATTGTCCAGTAGGGCAAATTGGGCGGGTGGGGTCTGTTGTGCCACTTAATAGCGCTAACATTTATTACTTTGATGCTGGCCCCACCGCGCCAGGCATGTCACTTTGGTGTGCAGA